CATAACCATCATAAGTACCACCAGATACTTCTTTATCAACTTCTAATACATTTAGAAACTGATCTACTTCATTAGCAGGAATAGAGAAAGCACCAGGAATCTTTTTAATCCATTTTAATAGCATAGATTGTAGTCTAGGAGTTATAACAAACATCTCATCGAAGTAATCTTTCTTTGCATTTAGATAGTTCTGAAAGTTCTTTCTAGCAGAAGTATAGTTGTCTGTATTAAAGAGCTGCTTGATATTCTGACCTAGCTGTACGAGCATAGTACTAACAGTTTCATTTACAGGAGTCAACGAATCAAATTTCATATAAGACATTTTTATCACCTCTTATCAAAGTGTCAAAAATAAAAGACTAGAGGATTTACCCTCTAGTCTCTCTGTTTATTTCTTATCGTACATCTTTAAGAGTTCAGTAAGTGCTTTCTTGTTTTCTTTAGATAGACTATCTACCATACTAGAGTTACGATTAATCATCTTTAATCCAAGATCTCTCATAGTATGTATATCATAACCAAGTTTAACAAGATCTAATGCCTGTTTGTAGTGTGCATACTTACATGCAATACAGAAAGGCATAGAATCATTAAGAGTAGGGTCTGGTTCCATAGTAATAAGATAGTTAAACATAGAAGGATCATCGAACTTTACAGATTCAGATATAGCATCGCCATATGCAATATTAGCCCAGTTTTTATGTACTGGCTCTATATGCTGCTCTTTAGCATACTCTATCATCTTTTTAAGTTTATCTACTTTATTCTGTTGAACTATAATCCATAAGAAGTTATTTAAGTCTTGTATCTTCTCTTTCTCATCTGTTAAAGAAGATAAGTGTCTCTTACATAACTCTATAGGTTCATTTCTATCACTATAAAGACAGCTGTTACATAAGGCTAGATTATTACTAGGAACTCTAGTATCTTTCATTAAGAAGTCTATAGCTGGTTCTATATTCTTATCTAAAACAAGTCTCCATAAGTTAGGATTCTCGTAATACTGTCTATATCTAAGAATCCAAGGATGTGTAGATAAGTAGTCTATATCCATATCTTCTTTGTAAGAGTATGAATCTACTTCTATATTATACTTCTTTAGCATAAAGTCTTTAAACTCTTCTTCTGTATGTAATACTTCGTAAACCATTATATATCCTTCCCTTATAGATAATAATGATAGAGGCTAGTATTACACTAGCCTCTACCTTTTGTTTAATTAAGGAACACTGCCATTTTGACTAGGTACACGTTCTAATACAGCTGTACCGATATTAGTATAAGTCTTTGTATGAGTCTGCCTATCTGTCATTAAAAGCAGATCAGTGTAGTTCTTATACTTGCCTCTAGCCCAATCTTCATCTAGTTTATCCGACATAGCTTTATCATAGTCAGGATTCATAAGAACAGACTTAGCTATAGGAGTTTCATTAGCAGCTGCAGGCATTAAAGTACCACCTGTAGTTGTTCCACCATAAGTAGTACCATTCCTAGCTACACCGCCTTTAATTGTGGCTCCTTGTATTACATTACCTACATGAATACCACCAATGATAGTACCACCAGCAACTACACCACCAGAAGTAGTTAGATCACCTTTAGTGGTACCTCCAACAATAACAAATGGTAGACCATCTATGAAACCATAAGAAGTACCACCATCTGCTACACCACCGTGTGTAATTGCACCTGTAGTAAGATCACCAGAAGTTACACCACCAGTAGTTACCATATCAGTACCACTAACAGTAGCATCTACTACAATAGCATCCTTAAGTGTAGGATCAATAACCTTACCAACACCCTTAGTATAAGCCTGTGTAATACGAGTGTTAATAATAACCATATGACTTACAGAGCCTTTAATAGTAGCATGTGTAATGTATCCAGTTTCCTCTTGGTCACCATCTACATCACCAGATCTTACAACTCCGTTTAGAACCATACCACCAGTAATCTCTCCTCCATAAGATACTGCATTAAGTAGAGTAATCTTATGAGCCATATCATTAGTACCAACAGCTACACCATCTACAGTTCTAGCATCTGTAAGTGTACCTGCAATTATAGTACCGCGAACAATATTCTTATTCGCATCTAGTTCAGCATCTATAATGATAGCATTATCAATAGAAGCTGCTAGAGTAGTACCATAATTGTGAGTTACATCTCTTATAGTAGTATCCTCATCAGCGTACTTAATGTACTCTTCTACCCCACGGATTTGATCTGATTTGATTACTACTACATTACTAGATCCTTCTACAGAACAGTCTAGACGAATCTTATAGATATCATTCTCAGTCTGTAACTGCTCTACTTTGTAGATATTAGTAACGACACCAGAGCATTGTACCACATTACCCTTATCAAGATACTGGATAGTATACTTATTCCCAGGTATAATGTCTACTGTCTTATTCATATCTTTGTTACTGTATATTAGAGTTACACTAAGAATAAGTTTAGCAGTACATTGCACATTGGTAAGCATAGTAGAAGTATTGCAGCAACAACCACAAGACAAAGGTCCACACTTTCTGTATAAACCACTATCTACACCAGGCTGTGTTACAGATACTCTATTAGTCACGTCAAATCCATATAGATGATTCCAGGTACCATAAAATGCTGGTGGATCTGGATCAAAAACATGATTTATATGATCACAATCAAATGGGGCACCGATATGACCATGGAAATGGCTATTCCCATTGCCGCAGCAATTGCAACTCATAAACTTTGTCCTCCTTTATAAGATCTTTTATTGAGATGTGAAGACGATTTGATTTATCAGTTACAAAAGGAATGTTATTCTTCTTACAGTAGTCTTTATAAGCCTTCTCTAAAGACTTTGGTTCATAGCTTCTATTGTGTCTATTATAAAGCCATGGATCATATATAGGTATCGTTACAGTTTCCATAAAGAATTACACCTCTATAGTTTCCGCATTATCTGGTATCTTCTACTCTTCATATATAGACAATTCAGGTTCTAAAGTCCTCTCATCAAAAGTACCAGTCTTTTCTAATACAGTATCTGCCTCTTTATCCATCATCTCTTCATATTCTTGTTCTTCCTGTTTAACAAGCTCAGCTTCTTTAGCTTTCTCTTCTTCTGTTTTAGGTTTACTAGTATTAAACCTCTCCAACTCAAGATAGTGAATATAATTAACTGTCTTAATCATATTCTTAGCCTGATCTGTAATAGCTTCATTCGCTTTAATAATATCATGATGAACGAAAGAAAGAAGCTTAATCTGTTTCATAAGCATGACTACATACCACTGTGCAATATAGTCTGTAAGGGCAATAGTTCTAGAGAATTTAGATATAGCAGCTACATACATAACTTCATATTCTAAATCTTCATCAATCTCTTGTATAGTCTTATTAGCATCTTCTTTCTTTACAAATCCAAATGTATTTTCACAATACTTAATCAGTTTAGGAAGTTCAGCGACATGAATCCAGAATCCAGTACGTTCATTAAACTGATACAGATCTTCAATAGTTCTACGATACCTTAAAAAGTTCTTACCTGTTACTGCTTTAGTAAGATTAGGCTTCTTAGTCTTTACAAAAGAAATAATTGGGGTAGAGACTCCCTTTTCTGCTTGAGCCATATTATAAGCAAGAGTACAACCAGAAATTATCTTCTTCTGTTTTTCAGTAAGAGATTCATCTTCTTTAGAAGATTCATACAACTCACCCATTACTCTGTCTTGCTCTTCAATAGGAGCATTAAAAACCTCTGAAAATTTTTTGGCATACTTTTCTCCGAGGGGTAATCTAAACATGTTCGCACTTGATACTTCGGGAGTAAAGTCATTTTCCATTGTAGTATTTTTCTGATCATCCATAATTCATTCTCCTTCTCTTGCCTTGATTCTATTTTCTTTAGTAGAATCTTTTAATACTAAGCATAAATCCCCTGATCCTGCTTCATATGTCACATCATGTGATATTACTTTAGAAATCTTAGGATCATATATGATAGTACCAGTCTTATCTTTTTTGACAGCTACTATACTATTTCCATGTAAATATATCCTATCTACCGTTATTGTTTTCATTTAACCGCAGCTTCTTTCATTAGTTAAACAAAGTAATACATTAGTTGAAATTTAACTTTATTTCCAGGTTTATAAAGAGAATCATAAGAAGTTATTTTACGTATTCCCTCTTCTGTTCGTATTACGTAGTCAACCAGATTATTATTATCGCTATTATCCGTTCTAGCTAGTAAAATTCCTGATATCATTTTATGTATTTCGTTCATTTAACTCCAGCCTCCTTTAATTCAACCTGATGGCTCATCTGTATAGCCATACGAATATGGGTGATTACTGTAGGATACATATACTCGTTAAACAGTATATTGTTGAAGATACCAAAGATCCCTGTAACGGGCGTTATATTCTCTTCAAATAGCTGTATAGCATTCACATTATCTCCATATATTAAAGTATAGATATCATGATCAGTAACAGGAAGATTCTTAATACAAGATAATACATAAGGAAGATTAGCAACAATAAGTGCAATAGCCTCATCACTACCAAAGATTAGCTTACTATAAGCAGTAGCACTATCTTTATTTCTCTTCTTCTCTTCAAGACTAAAGTTAGAATAGATATTATACTTCTCTTTCTCTATAAATCTATCATAGAAAGTCACTAGATAGTTATTAAATCTAGATACAAAGAAGTCATATAGATAATACGCCATAGTATACAAGTCTAAGTATTCCTGTTCTTCAAACTGTAGATTAAACCTAGTACTAATAATACGAATAACTTCTCTATAAGCAGTATGACGAGTATCTTCTATATTAGCAAGATCAAAAGGATAGATTTCTTTAAGAGCTTTAAAATTATTCTCAAATGCTTCTACAGCATTTGGAGCAGGTACAAGTTCAAAGCTATTCAGTCTTCTAGTCATAGTATCATCAATTACATCAATAATGTAATCAGCATCAAATTGAGAAAGAATAGTAGCTAACTGATTGTTAGCTTGGATTTCATACTCTTTGTTATTAATAAGAAAATCTAGCATACTAATACTCTCCTTTATAAGTACTATTATACATTTCACTTATAATGGTGTTCTTAAACGCCTTAATTTGTAATATAAAATATGATTGTATACTATAGATATAGAAAGGAGGACAATTAAGTATATTACTAGATTATAACTTTTTATATGGAGGAGATAATATGTATACTATGCAAGAAGCTGGAGGAACTGGAAATTTTCTAATAGCATTCCCTGATTTTAATAGTAGTAATCCAGCATTGAATTATCAAATTATTGACAGAGTTGACACTTTTTATGAAATATGTAGAAGTGTTCCAAATCCTTTAGCTATGATGAGCACATTTATAGCTAATAAAATCTCAGATAAACCAGAAGCTCATTTTAAATTAATATATTGGCCAGAAACAATTATAGAAATGAAAATGGGTGGTTGCCATGATTTCTCTATTTTTATGAGAGAGTATTTTCAACAAAAGATGATAGACTATAAGTTTGTATATATTATGTATGCTAGTGTAACTCATCAGAATATACCATATGGCCACGTATTTCCTATATTTAAGAGTGATAAAGATGGTAATTGGTATATATGGAATTATTTTGCTAAAGGTATTGGGGATGTTCATGGTCCATTTGAAACACCAGATGATGCGGCAAAAGCTGCCTGTGAATATTTCTTAGTAGTTTTTAAATCTTTGATGCTAAGCCGTGACCCTCATAGTACTATAGCAGAGTATAATATTGCTGAATATATGATAGCAGACCCTGCAGATTTAAGTATCATTGATTATGTGAGAAAAGAAAAGGGGTTATATGCATCACAGGATGATTTTATAAGTAAACCTTGTAGTTTAAGACATAAGATGACTATGCTAATAGAAGATATCAGGGCTAAACTTAATAAATATGAGATAGAGCATAGTAGAGGAAGATTAGGAACATTAGGACCTGAGTTTCCTAGGTTTATGCCAGTGTTTAAATCGTATAATGCTTTACAATTTATTAAATCACATTTACTTGATTTTAATAAAGTCAGGAAAGAAGCAAGGAGATTTATGATAAAATGATAGAAGGATATTCTAAAGCTGGATACGGGATGTTTAGTTTTGGTTATTATCTAGATGATAATGATGTATCAGAACTTGACGAACTATATGACGATATACTAGAATATAGAAAGAATAAATCCCTTAAAAGTTACTATGCTGATAAATACTATGATAGAAAATGGTATGTAAATGATTTGATTAAAAAAGTGGTTGATTGTTTTAAGAAAGACCATGATAATCTAATAGATATACCAGAGAATAAAGAGGAATACAAAGAAGTAGCATATAGATTTAAAGATCTAAGTCTATATGAAACATATCTAGAAATGACAGAAGAAAACAAAAATAAACCTCAACGTGTAGTTTTTATATGAATAAAATACGGGGACTACATATAGTAGTCCCCCGTATTATTTTTAGTGCACACTATCGTCTTCAAATACAGCGTTTCTATTTTTTCTTCTCTGTTCTTCCTCATTCATATATTGTACTTCTCTATAGATAGACATATCATCCATCTCTTCTCCAGACTTATTAAAGTCTAAGAATAAAGAAGTAGGAAGACTCATTTCATTTTCAGTATATCCATCTTGCCCTATATTTGTATCTACCATATCAGGAGCTACACCATAGTGCCTAGCATATGCTTCTTTAGCTACAGGATTCCGTAGCATATTTCGTAAGTGTTCATCTTCCTGTTTACGTACATGCTTAACGAAATCAGAGAAAACCATACCTTTAGCTTTCTCCATACCTAGTAGCTGGTTTTCCAATCTATTAGTCTCTGTTTCATTAGTATCTCTATTTACAGCGGCCATAGGTTTAAGCAGATCGCTATCTGTTTTACCATTAGCGGTTTCTAGTTCTACTATATCATCTATAGACTCTTCTGTCTGTATAGCAGACTTCTCTATACCATATAACTCTCTTAGATTCTTTCCTTCATACCATACATATAGAGCCATTAGATAAGAGAATATCTGATCGTCATGTGTAAGATCAGAATGTTCTACTTTACCATTACGTTTAATCTCTAGACCAGTCATCTCTTTATGCAATGTGGGAGATATAAACTTGTCTTTATGTAGATTTACACGCTCTTTTAGTAACTCTATAAGATTCTCTCTTACATGATGACTAGAGTCTAGACCATATACTTTAGTCTTTCTATTAGATCTTACTACTCTACCATTAATAGTAGTTTCTTCTACTACCTTATCTTTAATCTCATAATATAGATTACGCTTTACTTTAGTCTCTTTTAGTTTACCTATAACAGAAAGGCCAAGTCCCTATGTATTTCGATATATTCGCAACGTATATCGCTTGGTCAATTCCAATGCACTACCATTACAGTACGTGAGTAGATCATATGTCATCCTCATATTTATATATGAGGCCAGGATTTTTCTTCCTCCATTAGCTTGAGGTTCTACATTAAGGCATTAAGCCGCCTTCGTCAAAGGCTGATCGTTGAACGTATATCTTATATAAGATATTTCGCTGCTAAACAATGGAATCCTTACACTTCTTAAACTATCACGCTCATCTTTACAGATCACGTTGTAGTAGTAAGGCTTAACCATCTTAAAAGCAATTAACTCTGTTGAAACATAAAGATCACTCTTTATGCTGAGCACTTTCACTCCATTTCTTTCGATATTGACCACGGCGTTAGGAACTAAATTCAAGACTATGTATTCAATAACTCGAGCGAACTCTATAAGAGAGATTGTATTACATCTCAATTCAGCAAATACTCTTGTTGTTTTAGAATCTATTATAGTAATACAGCTCCAGTCCCTACTAACACCACCAGCTGGGTCAACACCTATTATAGGCGGATATAGAGGAACTAGATTAGATTTCAATGGTATTTCGTCAAAGATCTTTAATTCATATTTACCAAAGATAAGAACAGTCTTTTTAGGTTCTTTACAAAACTTAGCTATGATATCTAGTTCTTCTTTAGTAAACGGACAGTTCTCTGCTTCATCAGACCATTCTAATAGATACTCTCTTCGTATTAAAGTCCAATCCCAGTTTTCTTCTAGACACCTCTCGTAGAACCATTCTTCAGATAGACCTAACTGTTGATACGTATATTGTATAAATACAAATTTAGATCTTCTATTACCAGATATTATATTAATTATACTAAAGAAGTCTAGATCGTACCATGCTTCATTCCATGGAGTAGCATTAGTTACTATCTCGTATGCATACTTTCCT